ATTCCCGCAATTCCTGCGGTATATATTGATCTGTTTAGAATATTGATTGCAGCGTTATGGTCTCTATCCAATTCCAGACCGCAGAAAGGACAACTATGTACCCTCACTGAAAGGTCTTTCGGGACTGAATTACCACAACTGCTGCAATTCTGTGATGTGTTTCTTGGATTAACCAGTTCAACTACTTTCCCAGCATATTCTGCTTTGGATTTCGTGAAATTGATTAATTGGGACCATCCCGCGTCTGATATGGATTTGGCAAGATGATGGTTCTGTACCATGTTTCTTATCTGTAAGTCCTCGAATACAATATGGTCAAATGTTTCAACAAGTTGTCTGCTTGTCTTATGAGCAAAATCTTTTCTTTGGTTCCTGATTCTTCGATGTACTTTCGCTACAATGATCCTTTGATTGTTCCTATTCTGCGATCTTTTCTTTTTCCGGCTTAACCGTTTCTGTTCTTGTGTTAACTTCTTTTCTGATTCTCGCAGGAACTCAGGAGGTTCTATCTGTTGCCCATTGCTCAATGTGAGTAATGATTTTAAACCCATATCAATACCTGTTTCGGTCTTAATCTCAACAGGGATGATTGGTTTATATATTTCACATGAAAAGGTAACATACCATTGATCAATGTCTTTCTTGATAGTACATGTCTTGATCTTACCCTCAATTTCTCGATGAAGACTGATCTTGACATTTCCTATTTTCGAAAGAATGAGTTTTCCTTCTTCAATTCCGAATCCTGATTGAGGATACGTGAAACTGTTATACCTGTTTCGTCCCTGGAATCGGGGATAGCCAAAACCACGATAGAAATTCTTGAAACTTCTCTCTACTCGTTTCAGGACATTTTGCAAAACCTGAGAGAATACTTCTTTCTGATATGGTGTTTTTGTGGATGTTAATTTATCAGCTTGATCGTAGTAATTGATCCATTCTGGTTTTCCCCAGGGAGTTATACCAAAATCCCGTTCAAGATTGTTAAGCTCTGCTTCTCGTTTTCGTTCTGAAAGAGAATCATTATAGAGATGTCTGCATGTAGAAAGTGTTCTGTTCAGTTTAACTTCCTGATTCTTGTTCGGATATATCCTGAATTGAAATGCTTTCTTCATGCAACCTACACAATACTTAATATGCTTTGATACTATATATGTTTATGCTTACCCTTAAAATGCAACCTACACAATACTTAATATGCTTTGATACTATATATGTTTATGCTTACCCTTAAAATGCAGCCTACACAACTGTTTTTTGGGGTAAGCATGACGCTATTTCAAGGGGTACGATTCATCCCCTCCCTAAAGGGCAGGGGTTTTCTCTACCCCTTGACCCCGACGTTATAAAGCTTTTTTAAAAAAAAATGGAGAAATAAAAAATCAAAAAGCAATGAACTTAATACTTAATACTTTTTGCGGTTAAATTCTTTACTATTTCCCTTTAACTTTACACGTTTTCCGAGCGCTGGTCTTTGTCTTTCCAGCCGCCATATGCTTGCGCACGCATCGTGCTTTCCTGAGTCCACTTCCTTTTGCCATATTTTCACCTCTTTTAAAGTTATTTAATCTATTCTCTATAATATAACATCCATCTGAATTATTACAGATTTAATGTATAATTAAATTTCATATAACTTAAAACTATCCCCCAAACAAAAGTTATATATCTACAGAATACATATATAATTTAAATATTTACTTTATAATAGGAGAATAATATGGTCATTAAAATGGTAAAAGGGAAAAAACTGGACATCAAACCAAATGAGATAAGGTATCGTTTAATCTCACCCACAAAAGTTGATGTAGTCGGGCGCAAGAAAATAACCGATGGTGTATCAATAGTCGTAGCATGCCCAAAAGGTAAAGTCAAAAAGAAAAGATGTACTGTAGGCACGGAAGCTCAGGCGCTACGGTTCGATCGTAATAAATTCACGCCTGAAAAAGCTGCGAAATGGATCAACCAGCATTGGGATAAGTAGCAGGCAGAGGGATATGAGAAAAGATAAAATAAAAGCAAAAGCAAAAATAACTGAACCCCTCCCAGAATGTTGGGTAGATAAGCAGTCCACCAAATCCAAGAAAAAGCTGTATGGCATCTGGGCAAAGTATAACACAGCAACAAAGTCAAAGATAGAAACAGAATGTGGAACCAGAGGTACGGGCCCGAAGAAAAGAAAAGAAAGTAGCACAAAGAAAAGAAAAGGAAACGGAAGCGGATAATCATGGCCACATCCAAGAAAAAGAAGAAACAAAAAACAGATAAGAATAAGAAGCGCAAAAAACAGAAGTCAAAGAGTAACCTGAAGAAAACACTGGAATCGGTCTGCCCTTATGCGTAAATCAACAAAGCACCGCAGCAAAATAAAACCCGGGCGTAGGCGTATCAAAGATCCACAAGATAAAAAACTGTGCATGACAAAAGGGCAACTCATGAACGTTGTCATCGCAGCCGAGGTTGAAGGGTATAAGGATGCAAAAAAGAAGCGAAAAGCTCAAAAATGTTGTCCTAAGGCCACGCAATTCATTCGAGAATTGAAGATGGAGAGCAAAGCATGAATCTAGCGACTGGACAAAAAAGCCCAATTTGCTTAGAAGAAGGTTTTAATCCAGTCGCCGATAGTTATATCAACTTTCAAAGCATTAATAGTTATTGCTTAGAGGAAGTAACCAAAATGCCAGCTAAAGGTTGTAAACTATCGGATGAAGCCAAAGCTAAGATATCAAAAGCAAATAAAGGTTTTCGACATTCAGAAGAAGCAAAATTAAAAATGTCTAATACCAGAAGAAATCGTCTTGCCACAGGCGAGATAACTCTATGGTGTAAAGGTACGAAGGGTGTAATAATTCCATGGAATAAAGGCAAGCATGGAATATATTCAGATGAATACAAAGCAAAATTATCAAAATCACATAAAGGCAGAACGCACTCAGAGGAAACATTAAAAAGAATGTCCGAGGCTAGTAAGGGCCGTAGATTGTCAGAGGAAACAAAACGGAAGATATCTAACTCACATATGGGCATAAGACCGAATGAAGAAACCAGAAGAAAAAGACGTTTAAATTGTGGGCCGAGGAACCCATTATGGAAAGGCGGCAATAAAGTATCAAAACCAAGATCCAACGCGAAGAGAAAGCGAAATCTAGGGTTCACGGTTTTAAATGATTGTGATAATCTTGATTGGGTCGGACATCATTTAGATGTGGAATATGTATTGTACATTCCAAAGGCGATACATAGGAGTATATGGCATATTCAATCAAGATCCAAAACAATGGATAAGATTAACTGTGCTGCTTTAGATTGGTATATAAATTATTTATGGGCTGAAATAGAACAAGAAAAGAGGGAGGATATCAACTATGTTCAAACCCAATCTTAATTTAATCAATAAAGAAACGGCTCAGAGATCCCATAGTGGAACATCTTTTGATCCAGAGAGGCGAGCCGAACAGGAAATAAAAAACTTCGGCATATACCTCCAAGAAATGTATGACAACTTGAAAGAACATGCAGAAACCGACGCACAAAAAGAATTCTTGAATGCCGAAATGGAGATATTCCAGATCGGATTTGCTAATAAATACAATTCCAGATTGGCAGCAGAAGGACACATAGTCTCTCCTATGATAGCTGGCCCTTCAAACTTCCCAGTGAGGAAAATGCAAAAAGCAGGGGATGCGGCAGACAAACGATATCAAGAATTGATTGAATTTAAAAATAAAGCAACCGCTAACATATTACGAGAATTAAAGAAAATAGGGATTGAGGAAGCAGGTGGGGAACTTGAAGTAATGAAAAAGAAGATTGCTGATGCAGAAGAAGCGCAGGAGAATTACAAAAAAATAAATACAATTCTCAGAAAAAAGAACCTGTCTGATGATGCGAAAGTGCAGGAAATTATGTCAGCCACTGGATACAAAGAATCGACTGCACGCAATATGTTTAACAAGGATTTTGCTGGGCGTACCGGGATACCATCGTATATCCTCACAAACAACAATGCGAATATTCGACGGATGCAAGAGCGACTGAAAGAGATGGAAAAGAAGGAAGCCACACCAACGGGAGAACTTAATTTTGAAGGTGGAACTATTATAGATAATGCTGAAGCGGATCGCATTCAGATAATCTTTGACAAGATCCCATCCGAGGAAATCAGGACAAAACTGAAAGGTTCTGGATGGAAATGGTCGCAAAATGCGGGAGCGTGGCAGCGGATGCGTACCGAGGCATCCCGATATTCCGCGAAGCAAATCATAAGCGCAACTGAGAAAAAAGTAGCGGTTCAGGAGATTAAGAAGGATCTGGCGAAAGAGGGAACAATCGAAATCCCTGAAGTTGTTTTAAAGGAAGCAGTAACAGACAATTCTGAGATATTAGCAGCATTAAAAATTATTAAGAGTGGTTTTGATAAATGGTATTCTACTGGGGATACACTCGACTCAAAATATTCAACAGATATGTTAGATAACATTGTTAGGGAAACAACATATTTAACAAAAAATGGAAATCCTGACGTTAGAAGACTACTTTTTGATCTGGAAAAACTTGGATACAAAAACCTGAAAGAATGGTACGAACCCCAGCGCAGCACCATGCCATTAGTAATCAAAGAGATCAAGAAAGAACTGGCGCAGGGCGAAACCGTTGATGTTCCTAAAACCGAGATTCCAGGGCTAATGAAGAAAGGGACACTTCCAGATCCAGATTGGGAATTTGAAAAGCAACAGGATGAAAGAATAAAACGAGAACAGGAACGAGAAGTAAACCCGGACGATTATTATAGGGATTATGAAACAGAAAAGGATGACTTCTTAACACATCCAGACGATATTAAAAACTGGATGGAATCGGAAGTCAAAAAGAAAATATCCAAAGGCACAACTATGGAAGTCCCGGAATCAATACTAATAACAGGAATCAGACCCACTGGAAAAGTTTCAAGATTCGAAAAAGGCAAAGAATATATTGGAATTAAATACAAGGGAAAAAATTTCAGAGGAGAGTGGGAAGAGCGCATGGAAATTACAAAACACCACGGGCGTCCTTACTCTGTAGCTGAATGGGATTCTATTATTGAGTATACTCCGGATAAATGGGCGGAATTAAAAGAAATAATTCAAAAAGAAGCCAATGCGAA